GAGGTCGCCGTTGGCGATTATGATGTCGCCACTGGCAAGGCAGTCGCCCAAGGTGCAACCACATACCTGGATATCCTTGTAAACAAGGACAAGGCTGTCAATGAGTTGATTGATGGCTATGAGGCTGCATCAGTGCCTGATGGTTTGGTCGCGGATCGCCTGGATTCTGCTGCCTATTCTTTGGGGCTGCAGCTTGACTCCGACGGTGCTACCGAGCTGCTCGCAAACGGCACGGTTGAAAACGTCGCCCAGGTAACTGCTGCAAACGCTTATGCGGCAATGGTTGACCTGAGGACCAAGATGAGCAAGGCAAAGATCCCGTTGACTGGTCGTTATGCGCTTGTTACCCCCGATTTTTATGCCCTGATTTTGAAATCGCCGGAATTCATCAAGGCGAGCGATCTTGGTGATGCAGTTGTTCAAACTGGCGCGGTTGGTAAAATCGCCGGATTTACGCTGTATGAATGGAACGATGCGACCCCTGGTTTGCAAGCGATTGCCGGGCATCCCAGATGGGCAACTCGTATCAATGAATGGAGCGTGCCGATTGGATTGAAGGATCTAACTAACGCCTATATCGGTGCATCCGCTGTTCAGGGGCGCATGGTTTATGCCCACAAGGTAACCAGAGCGACCGCAATCCGGTGTATGTATTCACCGGCGGAATTGGGCGCTGTATTGTCGAAGAGCTCTACCGCCACAAAAACCACGATCACTGCAAGCGGCGCTACCGGTACCGCAAAATACCGCCTGAACCCCGCCACTCGTGTGGTTTACGGCCAGGCAGATACCAACTTTGTTGCGCTTTCTACTGAGCCCGTTACTGCGGTCGGTGACATCATCGAGGTTGTAGACTTTGTAAGCTCCAAGGCTGTAGCAGTGTCATATCTGACAGTTACCGCCGACGTGATTGGGTAGTAGTTTTAGGAAAGGACCAGGATGGACGCATTTATCGACTATCTCTATTACACAGGTAACGGTGGTACGTCCATCTCTGCTTCTGAATTCGACGGATATGCCACGCGCGCGAGTTACCAGGTGGATCACCTCACGCTCGAAAGGGCGGAGGCAATCATCACAGCGGGCACGAATTTGCCGCTCATTGACCGTATCAAGCGGGCAACGATGGCAGTCGCTGATGTGATGAAGGAATGCTCAGTAAGTCAAGCGAATTTAGGCATTCAAAGCGAAAAAGTGGGTGATCACTCGGTGCAATATCGAGGAAGTGAAGAACTGCGCTCACACGAAGCTCAAGCGGTGCAATCAGCTGTTGAGATATATCTTGGCCACACTGGTTTGATGTATCCAGGGGTTTGGTGATATGTACGCTCCGCATTCTTTAACTTGGTACGAAGGTCGTCTTGTGAATAACGCCCAGACCTACACACGACACGAGATTAATGAGGTCATGTGGCAAGCGAGCAAGGCGACCAACGTCATCAAGTCGGGGAATTTGGGCGCGGATAAAGCCAATATTTACATCCCTTCTTTACTGAGTGACGGATCTGAACGGGAAGCGCTCAGTATAAAGACTGGTGATTACCTGGTGAAGGGAATTGTGAAAGATGAAATAACCACGAATTTCCCCATTACTGCGTTGATCAAGAAATATGACGCGGTCAAGGTAACTTCCGTAGACCTGAAGGACTATGGAGCCGCAAATATGAGACACCTACAACTTGGAGGCGCATAATGGCTGGGATCGCATTTATTGAAACGCCCCGAGGGTTTATCAAGCATAAAGTCACAAAGAGTGGACAGGTAACTACTGAGCTGAAATGGAACCCTGAATTTGCGCCGATGCTAAATCAAAATCACAACCGCGCGCAAGTGTTTATGGACAGTGAGGTATTGCGGACCTCCAATAAGTTTGCACCAGTTGTTACCTCTATGTTGGTGAAGTCCGGAATTTTGGGCACTGAAGCCGGCACTGGCGAGGTCGCCTGGATCGCGCCATATGCATGGAGGCAATATCACCTGACGAATCGGAAGACAACCCAGAATATCAACCCCAACGGCGGACCTTACTGGTTTGATCGTTCATGGGCTGTAAATGGTGAACGGATCAAAGCAAGCACGAAAGCATTCATCGTGAGGGGCTTATGAGCGATATCAAAGCCATTCAGGACTTTTTACTGAGCTATCAGAGCCTCGAAGACGATCGCCCGGTATGGGTGGAGATGTTAGGTGAGGAGCCATTGAGTTACACGGTCTTTTTGGTGCCTGGCAAGCAGGTGACAGAAGACATCATGGGAAACAAAACCGTTAGCTATCCATTCGGATTTGGCGCGGTGGAAGTGATCGCAGATAACAGCGCGCTTCTGGCGGCTGAATTTTACGAAGCGTTTGCTGACTGGTTGGATGAACAAACGGAATCGGGCAACTTGCCAACGTTAGATACTGGCAAAACTGCTATCTCAATTGAGG